GATTATAAAGTTCAGTATTTTGAAGATATGGTAAATGAAGATGCATTTTGTGACTGGTTTGAGTCATTGAATAATCTTGGTATTTCAATCTCTAACTTGGGGATTGATATTGCTGATCTGAACTCATTAGATTACATCTGGGACATTAACGATGAGGATAAGGGTATTCCATCAGAAACAACTCAATTTGCTTCACAGGAACAATTTAGAGTAATTAATTTATATCGTTATATTTCAAGAGAATATGGACCAAGTTATATTGGCCCAAACACAAGAAGATTTTGTAAGATGGTTGTATCAAGAACAAATAATTCTTTGATGAGGTATGAAGATATTATTAGATTGAACTCACAAAATCCTGGTTTAGGAAAAGGTGGATCTAATACTTATTCTGTCTTTGAATGGAGGGGAGGAGCCAACTGCAAACATATATGGGTTAAGTATAAATATGATACTGAAACAAGAAACTTGGTTCAAGCACCGGTTACAGATCAACCAAGAAATGTTCAAGTAAATGGAATGGTGCCGTATAGTAATGGAACAAATACCCCACCAGCAAGAAGTTAATTATTCTTCATCTTCTATATCATCACAACAAGTTAGAATTGCTATAAGTAGTTCTAATTGTTTGTCATATTCTTCATCTGTCATAATTTAGTAATTTGATATTTGGAAAATTTGGTTTTACCTAAAAGGATATAAGCATCAAATTGATCTGCTGACATTCTTATTTTATTTAATAATTGTTTTTTATTTTTGAAATAATATTTAGTTCCACTATCCATTTCTAATAAATATTTATAATTTGGAAAAAGTAATGTTTTTAATTTTTCTTTTATATTAATTTTGAAAGAATTAAATTTTTTATTATCCATATTATATTTTTTCTTAACTTCATATTCATCTCCATTGGACAACATAGTTTCAATCCATTCTATTTCAATCTCGTTGAATTTATTTGATTTAACAATCTTTAAAAGGTAAGTTGATAGAATACCATTATCTATATCATTTTCTATCGTTGGATAAGAGATATGAATGTCTGGACTTATTTCAACATAATCTACCAAATTCTTTTTAGTATAAATCCTATAAATTATTTCATTTTTCAAAGATAAGAAGATATAATTTTTATTATTTTCAACATTACCAGTTAATACTCTTTCTTTTTCTTTAATGAATAAGTTTAACATTATTTTTTGTTTTATATCCTCTTTATCTTCTTTTGTTAATTTAGAGTATTTATTAAAGAATTTATAGAATAATTGATTAATATAATTATTTAATTCTGTATAGTTCATATTGTATTTTAGTTCTATTTTTAGGTCAGTAAAGTCAAGTCATACCCCCTACCCCCTAGAAGAAGTATGACTAATAACCTTACCACTATTTTCGAGGCTGATAGTTGTTACAAGTCGTAGAAGAACAGAGCAATCATTTAACAGGATTTTGAAACTTATAATCGTTTCCTTTCATGCTTTCGCCCACTTAACTTACAACAATAAATACTTCTTTATTTTCAAAAGTTCAATAGTCATAGAAAAAAAACTTAATTATTTTTTTAAATACTACAAATATTTCCCAACAAGATGATATTTATATATATGGAAACAGAATTATTAAATCAAATAGTCCATTCATTAGAAACTTGGAGAAACCCTGAAACAGTTGGGGAAGAAGTAAGAGCAATGAATGACGCAATTGAAGAAAGATATTCTAAAAGTTTAGATCCAATACTGGAAGCTTTATTAGAAATCATTCAAACAAATCCCAACGATAGTGATTTAGGAAGTGCTATTAGAAGGATTTATATACCACTAAAAATACAAGTTAATGGTAAGGGACATCCTGAAGGAAATAACAACGCCTAACTCAATATATGACGAAATTATAGATAATGTAATTCGTCCAAACTTTCAACTAAAACCAGAACTGATAAGTGAATTAGCAATATCCTTTTTGGAAAATGAAAAGAAAGTGAATGAAGTAATCAAACAAGGGTATTTTCTATACTATTTTATACGAGCAGTTAAGAATAATGTTCATAGTAATACCAGTCCATTTTATAAGAACACAGTAATCAAAGATACGTTGTATTACGATAATATAGAAATCATAGATGATGAAGAACAGATTGATGATAAAATGGATGATGAGGAAAAATACATACTTATAGATAAATTCTATACCAAAATTCCCAAGACATATATTCAAGAGTTCTTCTGGCAAGAATACTACACCAAAGGAAAAACATATAGACAAATAGCCAATGAGAATGAAAATGTATTTAGTCATTGTTTAGTTTTCCACGAAGTAACAAAAATCAAAAAAAAATTAAAGCAGCATATAGATAGTAAGAAATAAAATACCTATATTTAGGTATAACTTTAAAACAACAAATATGTCTATTTACGAAAACTTTATGGAAGATGCTTTGTTCTATCATCAATTAAAACAAGAACAACGATTAAGAGAATGGTCTGACTTAATGGATCAAAAAGAACAAGAAGAAAAAGCCTACGATAAAATGGCAGAACAATACTTTTGTTCATTACAAGAATATGAAATCTGTATGATGGAAAAAGAGTATCGTAGAATTGAAGAATGGGAAAAAATATAGTAACAATTAAAAAACAAATAAAAATGCCACAGACACCAACACAAAGTCCAAAAAAACAACCACAATCAACAGGACAACAAATTGCAACACAATCAAATCTAAAACTCGTAGTAGATTATATGAAGTGTTGTGATAAATGTTTAAGTATGGTTGAAATCATTCAAATCACAACAGTATTAAATGACTTTGTGGAGAATGGATATTCAAAATCTTTAACAGAACGATTTGAAAAAATAGATCAAATCATCTTTGGAAAACAACCATTGTAATGGAAGGGGGGAATTATTCCCCCTTTTTTTTTTATTTATTCACAACAAAACCAAAACACCATATATTTATAATAAAATAATAGATATATGATTACTCAAGCGTTTTACGACAAAATGAATTATTTTGTTAATTTAAGAAGATTTACACCAGAGGATGCTAAAGAAATGGAAGCAGCGATTAGAACAACTTTCAATCCATCATTTACAATATGCACCCATTGTAGAGCAGCAATTCAACATGCTCAATTGATGATTAAGAATTGGTTGTCAGAACAACAAATAATCGAAGAAGTTAAACTTATGGTTGAAACTGAAGAACCTTTATTTGATATGCCAATCCCTGAAACAGTTGTTGATGAGGTTGAAGCTGATAAACAAGGATGTTCAAAATGCTCTCGTAAGAAAAAAAACAAAGGATAAAATGAAATGTTTGATCTATCCCATATTGGGAATAATCTTTTGGTCTATAATATTCCATTTCATAATAAAATACTGGTAATGAAAGATGGGAAAACATTAAATAACAAAAAGAAATATCCTAATGTGAATATAGAAGGATTTATTTTAAATAGACGATATATCAAAACATTTTTTTTAACAATAAATGGGACATTTGATTTAACTGAAGATGTATTATATAAATTAAAAAAAAAGATTGGTAAGACAATCAAAAGGAATTTAAATAAAGAATTATTCCATATTGATAGAGTTATTGAAATAGATGAAGTTAGAAAAAGTAAAAAACTTAAATATGCCGCATATGAATACACAATATTTCTATTAAAAGAAAACTCACTAACAATACCTGAATTGGAATTGGAAGTATTAAAACTAACTGATGTGATATACGATACACATTTTAAAGATTTATTAAAAAACAAATAAGTTATAGATAATATTTATGGTTATGGCAAAGAAGAAAAACCCTGGCGGAAGACCAACAATTTGGACTGAAGAAAAAGTATTAGAACTTGGTTATGAACTATTGGAGTGGTTAAAAGCTAGTGAAGATAATGTTTGGTTTGAAAGATTTTTATATGAGGAAAAGGACTTATATCCCCAACTGATCGGGGAAATGACCGCTAAATATGAAAAGTTTGCCGAACTTATAAAAAGATGTAAGAAAATACAGGAGGGAAAAATTGTAGATGGAACTTTCAAACACAATTTAAATCCAACTATGGCAATCTTTGTGTTGAAGAATCATTATCAATATACTGATAAAACCCAACAAGAAATAACAATAACAGAACAACCACTATTTTTGGATGACGACACAGAATAAAGTAATAGAAGGAGATTGTATAGAAGAATTAAAAAAATTAAAGGATGGTAGTATTGATTGTATTATTACATCACCTCCTTATTGGAAGGGATTTGCTTATGAAGCATATTTCAATTCTTATGCTCAATATATTAGATGGACAAAGAAATGGTTAATTGAATGTAAAAGAGTTCTTAAACCAACAGGGACATTATGGTTAAATGTGATAAATGATAGTGAAGTAACTACCAGAGCATTTGAGATATTAAATATCGCAACAGAAGAATTGATGTATAAATTACACGATACGATAATATGGTATAGATTTAATCAACAACCTTGTAATTCTAATAGACAATTAACCAATCAGGTTGAATATGTCTTTATGTTAAGACATACATCTGCTGGTGTTGATTTAAATAAAGAGGAAGCATATAATAAAAACCCTACTATCTTCAAAACAAAAAATGTAGGTAATGTTTGGGAAATACCATTTAATCAAGGTAATAAAGTATCCAAAAATGATTTTGGTAGAAAAGAAACTAAATCACAATATGGACACGGGGGATTTCCAATAGCCCTACCTGAAACTTGTTTATTATTATCAACAAAAGAAGGTGAGGTTGTTTTAGATTGTTTCGCTGGAACGGGAACTACAGGTTTAGCAGCAAAAAATAATAATAGACAATATATTTTAATTGAGAAACAAAAAGAATATGTTGATTTAATGAAAGAAAGAGGTTTGTGAGTAAATTTATTTACACTTCAGCTTTAAGAAAAATTAGAAGAATGAACTCCCGTATAAAAGTAATACAGGGGGGAACATCAGCTTCCAAGACATTTTCCATTTTAGCAATCCTCATAGACAAAGCAATCAAGACCCCCAATTTAGAAATATCTGTTGTATCAGAATCAATACCTCATCTTCGTAGGGGAGCAAATAAGGACTTCTTAAAGATTATGAAAGAGACTGGTAGGTATATACCTCATCACTATAATAAAACTCTTTTACGATACGAATTTAGTAATGGATCTTATATTGAGTTTTTCTCTGCTGATGACGAATCAAGATTAAGGGGAGCAAGAAGAAATATCCTGTATATGAATGAGTGTAATAATATCAACTATGATGCTTATCTTCAGTTACAGATTAGAACAGATGGTGAAATATATTTGGACTACAACCCCACTTCAAAGTTTTGGGTTCATACAGAAGTATTGGGACAAGATGATACTGAACTATTGGTATTGACTTATAAGGATAATGAAGCTCTATCTAATGAGATTGTAAAACAATTGGAAATGAATAGAGAAAAAGCCAAGACCTCAACCTATTGGGAGAACTGGTGTAGAGTTTATTTAGATGGGGAAGTAGGATCAGTAGAAGGTAGTGTATTTACTGACTTTGAAGTTGTAGATAAAATCCCCGAAGAAGCCAGACTACTTGGGTATGGATTGGATTTTGGTTTTAGTCAAGATCCAGCAGCACTAATAGCTCTATACAAATACAACGATGATATTGTGGCTGATGAATTGATCTATGAAACAGGATTACTTAATTCAGAATTAGCCAATAGAATGAAACAATACGAAGTCAAAGGTGAGATATACGCAGATAGTGCTGAACCTAAAAGTATTAGTGAATTAAAAAGATTTGGATTTCAAGTTAAACCTGTTGAAAAAGGTAGGGATTCAATTAACTATGGTATTCAAATTATTCAACAAAAACATATATTAGTAACAAGAAGGTCTAAAAACTTACTTGATGAGTTTAGTAAGTATAGTTGGAAAAAGAATAGAGATGGGGGATATGATACAACCCCAATTGATTCTAATAACCATGCTTGTGATGCTTTAAGATACATATCAACTATGAAACTTGGGGTTAGAAAAGAAAATAAAGCATCGATGCCATTTAGAATAATGAACATATAAAAACATTCACATAAACCATATATTTAATAAAAAGAAAGATTATGAAAAAAGAACAAGTATTAGGGATTTTAAGACACTCACTTACATTTTTGGGTGGATTATTGGTAATGAAAGGATTGGTAGATGAAACAACAGCTACAGAAATCATCGGTGGGGTAATCACATTAGTAGGAGCAGTTTGGAGTGTTATAGAAAAAGTTAAGTAATATGATTAATATCAATATAGAAATAGACGATGAGGTTAAATCCTATGAGTTCCCAACCAGTTGGTCTGAAGTATCAGTAGATCAGTTTTGTAAATTATATTCAATTGATAAGAATATCCATTCAGGTATGTTCTACACATTTGAAGTATTACATCAACTAACAGGGATTGATCGTGAGATTATAGAACAAATTGACTACGATGATTTTGTGGAGATTGTAAAGGAGTTCAAGTTTATCTATGAACCAATTGTAGAAAAGAAATCTGAATCTGTTATTGTGGATGGTGAAGAATATTTCTTATATAGTGAGTTTAATAAATTTACAGCGGGGGAAATCATCTCAATTGAAACAATCCTTAAGTCAGCTAATAATGACCTTGTAAAAGTGATGCCACAACTTCTATGTATCTTTTTAAGAAAGAGAAAACCAAGTGGTAAATTGGAAAAGTATAATACATCGTTTATGTCAAGGGTTGAGATATTCAAGACAATTAAGATTGATGAGATAAACCATATATTCACTTTTTTTTTAACTGGAAGAGATTCATCAGCCAACAATACAGTGGTCTCTTCCGATCTCAATTAGAAACTAAAACCCCCGAGAATGAAAGGTTTGCTAAACGACTTGGGGAAAAGAAGAAGATGGATGAAAGGTATGTATGGTTGGACTTTATTTATAAACTGATGAAGGAACTAAATAAGACAGATGAGGATGTTTATAAAATGAATTATGTATCCTGTCTAAATTGGTTGGGGTATTTCAAGAATAAAGAAGAATTAAAAGATAAAAATAGCGTATAATGGCAGTAACAAGTATAGTAACACTTAACCAACTAATTAATTGGTTTCAATTATTTCAACAGAACCACTATTTTCTAAAAGATTTTGGATTTGGAGAACCTTATGATATTGGAACATCAAGACAGATGGACTTCCCTTATATGTGGGTTACAATGAATGAAGATAGTTCAATAGCAACAGGATCAAATGTTAAATCAGCAATCCCCGATCTATCATTCTCCATTATGTTTATGGATAAGATCAACAACCAACCAAATTATCTAAACACCAATGGTTTTGCTTCAGATAACTCACAAGAGATTTTGTCTGATTGTGTTCAATACCTTCAAGATATAATAACACACATTCAACAGAATTGGGGACAATACGGAGTTTTAATCTCCCAAGATGTATCTTTCTATCCTGCTGTAGATGAAACAACAGATAAAGCTACAGGAGTTGTAGCAAGAGTTGTGTTAAGAACAAGACAAGTAAATTGTATAATACCAGAACAACCTTAAATATGGGACTACAAATAATTAAAGACGGACAAGTTATTCATAATGATAATCAAGTTGAATTAACTGAAGAACAAAAATTAAGAAAAATTGTTGAAAGACAAGAGAAGATAATTCAAGATCTTCATAATCAAATCAAAGACCTGAAAGATGATGTAAGGTTTTATAAGGTAAATGGCGGATAATAAGATATTTGATAAGAAACTTGCTAATGAATTTGGTAAGGATTATGTGAAGATAATGGTTGCTGTTTTGAAGGGGAATAAACCCTATCCAAAAGTAGCATCAGGATCATTAATTAATTCAATCAATTATAAACTCCAAGATACAGCACAGGGGATAAATGTTGTGTTGGTTGCTAATGACTACTTGAAGTATGTGGATCAAGGTAGAAGACCAGGAACATATCCCCCAATTCAAGCAATTAAAAAGTGGGTTGCTATTAAAGGTATTCCAAAGGAAGCAGCTTGGGCTATTAGAACCAATATATATAAGTTTGGGATTAAACCCACCAATGTAATTAGAAAGACCAAGAACATTATTGATACATCAAGAAACGCAAATAGAAAATACGAACAAAGGATGGTTGATAATATTGTTAAGATGTTGGAAAAAAATTGGATTGGAAGTCCTGATTATATCAGGTTACAACAGAATCCTTAAAAACACTTAAAAAGAAAAGATATTTAATTAAAAACAACTATGGGTTATTCAGCAATTACATTACCGAATCAATATATGGCAGGTTATTCGGCTGTGCCTTTAAAGTTATATGATACTCAATATAATACCCTATCTCAATATAAGTATATTGTAAATGCGATCTATGACACAGCATCAGTTACATCAGCATCCACAGCATCTTATAATGGACAAGTATATACACTTTTAACAACATCCACATCACATCAATTTAATGTGGGGGATTCAATCATATTGGATGATACACCAAATAACAACCTTCAAACAGGATATTATAATATCTTATCTATACCAGCACCAAATCAATTAATAATTAATTTATTTCCAGGTATTTTATTTGTTAATTTTCCTTTTAAAATATCTAAATTCTTTAAATGGAAATTAACTCCTGATTTACAAGGATATGGAAAACTTGATATGAGTAATGTTATGAAGGATCTGGTGACACAAAACCTAACAGGTCAGTCAATTAATTATGGATTAACTTATGATGGTCCAGATACAAAAAAATGTTTTGGATTATTATGTGGTTCTGAATCACAATATGTATTTGAGTTTGAAGATAATATATTTATAACTGGAGGAACAGTAGGTTTCTATAATAGTTCAATTACAAGTTTAAGTGGAATACCATTTCAAGTGGGTCAAGTTATTCAAATTCAACAAAACCCTGTTGCTTGGCCTTATACAGGTATTACATCCACGACAAATGGTCCAAGATATTCATCAAACCAAATTCATTCATTTTTACCAGGACAACAAATCCAAGTTCAAGGTCAAACAACTTTAACTTCATATAACGGATTTACATCAGTATTCAATCCTGTATCAACAAACTTTTTAACAACCCCACAGACATTTGTGGGAGCATCAACAACACCTGGTTATATCTTTGGTATTCCAAGACCAAGTTATAACACCACAGCAACTATTACGGGAATTTATATTGATCCCACTTTTGGTCTTGTAATTCAAACAAATATTGCTTTTGCCGGATCATCAGTTGCTATTACAGGACAGATCACATATCCATCAAATCAATTAACCCAAATATTAACTCAATATGTTGATTATGATGCTTTTTGTATCTTTAACGCTCACGTGAATAGACCTGATTATACAATATCCTTCTTTGATAAATATGTGGTTCAAACAAGATCATTTTCAGGAAATAACATATCAACAATTTTAACTCAATCCAATTGTTATAGAATTGAACCAAATACAATTGGGTTCTTATTAACCCATGCTGAAAGTCAAACTTATATTGATGGATTGTTATATAACTTCTATTCAAATAATACATTACTTGGGGTATTAAGAATACCTAAACCTGTAGCATCTTTGGATTGGTATTCCCCAATTGGATTAGAACAAATTGGTTTATCTTCTTATGTGAATATAGGGGGAACATTTAGTTCTTATTCAGGAAATGTAACAAACTATACTGTGTATGGTTATGATGCTACAGGTGGATCAACTCAAGTTCAAAGAACAAATGAAATATGTTTCAAGTTAAATCAAGATTGTTCTATGTATGAAGTATATCATTTGATGTGGAAAGATAAGTATGGTTCATTTATTTCTTATCCATTTATTTATATGTCCCGTGATTTTATTGAAAGTGATAAGAAAACATATTATCAACAAGAAGGAACTTGGGAATATGATACATTTTCATATGATGATTATGGAGTTGGGGAAAAGACATTCTACCAAAGATCAAGAGAATCATTAACCCTTAATTCAGGATGGTTATATGAGTTTGAGAGAGAGTTAATCAAAGATTTGATGCAATCTCCATCTGTGTATATTCAAACACCTGACAATAGATTATTCAACTGCCACTTGGAAGAATCAAAAGTGGAATTATTTAAAAACATAAATGAACAATTGTTCTCCTACACATTTAATGTAAGAACATCCAATAACGAATTCAGGTTCTAATATGAGTGCTATAAATCAATTTAAAATTGTATCATTAGGTCAAAACCTTGATACTTACGACAATTTAGATATTTCTTTGACTTATCAAATAGATGATATTGAGGACTTAACAGTAAAGAAGTCATCGTTTTCTAAAACAATCATTCTACCTGGAACTCCTGCTAATAACGAATATTTTAGAAATATCTTTGATGTAAATATTGATATTAGTGAAACATCTTATAACCCAAAGAAAGCTCTACCTGTTCAAGTATTAATTGGGGATGAATTGGTCTTTCAGGGTAATCTACAACTTCTAAATATAATCACCAATCAAAAACAAGTGGATTATGAGATTGTAATTACGGGTGTATTTAAAAATATTATTATAGCATTTGCTGATTACTACTTAAATCAGTTGAATTTGGATGAATACGACCATTACAGAAACGTTCAGACCATCTCTAATAGTTGGGATAATTACATATCAATTAATAGTCCCACATCCTCTGTTTTAACTCAACCTGGTGATGGGTATATCTATCCAATGATTGTGAATGGACAGAACCCAGTAACAGCAGCTAATGGATTACCAAAGTTTAATTCATTTGACTTGAACCCATCTGTATATGTGAAGACATTGATTGATAAGATGTTTGAGTTTGCTGGATATACTTATTCATCTAATTTTTTTAATTCAAATTATTTTAGATCATTAGTTATTCCAACTGATACACCACAATATTCAAGTGAAGATATTGATGATAAAACAGTAAGAGTAACTTGGAATAATCCTACACCATTTGTTCCACCATCAGGGGTTACACAAACGAATAGTATGTATTTTACTCCACTATCAACATTAAGTGGTAATGTAGCTTTAACCCCAATGTTACAAAAATCAAATTCATATTGGTCTAATGCTACAAATGGATCTTGGTGGTTTCCAATGACACAAGAAACAGGTATATTTGGGGGAATACAAATGCAAGACCCAAATAACCAATGGAATGGAAACTCTAATATTTGGAGATATACTTGTCAAACATCAGGTTTCTATTCAGTCGATTTGGATAATCAATTTTATTTATTTTACAAACATAGAACAGGAGCCAGCTTTAAGTATTTATCAGGGTCATTAAGGTATTATGCTTCGATATATAAAGTAGCAACCAATGGATCATTAACATTACTTCAACAAACTAACGCTCAAGGTTTAACCATAACACCCCCAATAGGAGGGACAACAGGTATTTTTAGTGGTGGAGCTTATACAATCCCTTTAACAGGTGTAATACCATCAGGGTTTTTAGCAACAGGACAACCATTCGTTATGAACTTTAATATTCCATCTGTGTGGTTAAATGCAGGGGAACAAATTAGAATTAATTTTCAATTACAATACCCAACAAATGTAACTTGGCAGTCAGTATCAGATCAGGTATTAGTTTCTGCTATGACACAAAGAACTATATCAGGTTCTGTAAATCGTTTGGAAATTAAACCATCGGTTACAACAAACTATTCTGTAAATAACATAATCAAGTTGTCTTCTTATTTACCAAATATGAAAATGAAGGATTTATTTATTAACATAATTAAGATGTTTAATCTAATGGTTATTGATAATCCTGCTATTGATAATGACCTCATAATTGAGCCAAGAGACGACTTCTTTAATTCCAAAAGGAAAGTAGTGGATTGGACTTATAAACTTGATTACGACCAAGATATAAAACAAACTCCAATGTCAGAGTTGGATACAAAAACTTATAAATTCACATACTCAAAAGATACGGATTATTACAATGAATTATACGAACAACAATCAAGTAGAATATATGGGGATTATACTGTAGATTTTATCAATGACTTTTCAACAAACGAAAAGAAACTTGAATTAGATTTTGCTCCCACTCCAAATAGTGATAATATTATTACACCCTGGATTGCTCCATTCTTATGTGATATAGATACAAATAACGCACTTAAACCTTTGAAAGTAAAACCTCGTATTTTATTTACAAAGAAATTATCAATATCAAATAAATTCTATACAATTACAGACAACCCAAATCAAGCTGGAACAGCATTTTCAAGTTATGTATTTGCTGGTATGTATGATGATCCAACTAATCCAACTTTTTCATTAGAGTTTGGGAACTCAAATGTATTGTATTATAACACAGCTTTATGTTGTCCTAATAACAACCTTGTAAATCAGTTTTATCTTTCAACCTTGAATGATATTACAGATGTGAATGCTAAATTGTTGGAAGCTTATTTCCACCTTACCCCAAGTGATATTAATCAATTTGACTTTAGAGATATTATTCTAATCGATAATTCTTATTGGAGGGTTAATACCATTGTTGATTACAATCCAAATGCTATTGATAAAACCACAAAAGTAATTTTGTATAAGTTAAATTATCTTGATATATTCTATGGTAATAACAAAGAAATAGCTTCTTCTGAAATTGATTGTCCTGAAGATATTGTAGCCAAAAAAGTTAAAATACCTGGTGATGGTATTATCTATATTTATGTCTCATTATCTAACGCTCCAATTAGTCAAACTTGTTGTCAATATTATGGTGGAATTTGGACTAATGGAGTTTGTCAAGTCCCTCCACCAATTATTAATAATCCAAGTGGGGGATTACCAAACGCAAATCCAACAGTTCCAAACATTCAACCTGAAAATCAAGTTAGATCAGGTTCAATCTATTTGGAAAGACCATTTGAATTGTTGAAAAACTTTAATGTGATTAATTCGGATACAGTAATTGTTAAAGGTGAAAACAACTATGTGGAACAAGGAGCTTCAAATGCTATGATTATTGGTGATAATAACTCAATTCCAACGGGTATAAGAAACGCACTTATCATCGGTGATAATATTAATAACCCAAGAGAAAATAGTATTGTTGTAGGAGATATATTAATCTCTTCAGATGGTATTGGTTATTACTATGTTTATAAAATAGATGGTGGATTTGAAACAGTAATGTATGATGGAAAAACAAATCTTATAGATATTATTGATGGGACATTTGAATCAGTTAGAAATTTTGGTGGGGATTCCAAATTAAGACCAATAATTAGTGGAGCAAATAGTAATATAGAATAAAAACGAATTTACAATAAAAATATTTAGTTAAAAAAGAATGGCAGATAAGATTGAATACTCAAGAATGTTGGTTAAAAGAACAGCTCAAACAGGAGAAGTCCCAACAATCCCACCTATAACAGCAACCACATTAAATCAAATGATTCCAACGGATCTATTTGTTGGTGAGCTTTTCTTAAATGAGGCTGATGATTTGTTATGGATTAGAACAGATAATGGTATATTACCAATATCATTATCAGGATCAACAGGATCTACCCCTAATTTAACTGAAGTTTTATTTGAGGGTAATGCCACAAATGGATATAATATTGAGGTTTCAAATGGTGATACAATTATATTTCAAGGAATACCAAGTGGTGTAACATCAACCATTTTAGGTTTAGATGCTTCAGGTAATACCATTACAACCACAGGTGGTGGTGGTAGTCAATCATTAGATAGTGTATTATCAATTGGAAATACCACAGGACTTTTTGATATTGTTATTTCATCAGGAACAACCATACAATTTATAAACCCAATAACAGGTTCAACTAATACAATATTAGGATTAGATGCTTCAGGTAATACAATAACCACAAGTGTTAGTGATTTTAATACCTTTATAACAGGTGGAACAATTAGTTATACAGGTTCTACGGGTGTTTTAGATTTATTTGATAATAGTGGATCAACCATATCAATTACGGGTCTTACAGATGTCTTTTCAACAGGAGGGACATATTCAGCAGGAACACTAACGATTGATAAAAACGATGGAACAAGTTTTAATGTTTCGGGGCTATTCACAGGTTATACTTCAATTGTTGAAAGTTTAACAACAGGAACAGGATTAAGCGCTAATACCACAACAGGAAATGTAACACTCATCAATACAGCTCCCGATCAAGTTGTTTCATTATCAGGTGGAACAAATATTTCAGTATCAGGGACATATCCAAACTTTTCAATAGCAACGACAGGTTTAACAACCCCCGATTTAGAAAGTGTATTAGCAGTTGGAAATACCACAGGGTCTCAAAATATAGTTGTTTCAACAGGTTCAACCATACAATCCCCTAATGGTGAAAATGAAATCTTTTTACAATCAGCAGGACAAATGGGTCTTCAATCCACATACACTTTGGGAGGAAACAATCTTGTTGATGAAATAAAGATGAGAGCCCCAAGTGGAAGTGATGCAGGACTTGAAATAATTTCAACAGATAATACCAATACATTTGTAACCAAAACTGAATATAGACCAACAAGTAAAAGAGATGTTAGTTTTGATAGTGGTGGAGCTTTTGTTGAAACAACATTGGATAGTTCAGGTTTTACAATAGATTTATCCAACACATCAGCAGGTTATTTAACTATTGATGGATTAATTACTGGATCTTTCACAGAATTATTGGGTATTGACTCTAACAATCGTGTTGTTCCTGTATCAACATCAGGACTACCTGATATTTTTTCAACAGGAGGGACTTTTTCAGCAGGAACAATAACCATCAATAGAAACGATGGTAATTCATTTAATATTACAGGAATAACAGCAGGTGTTAGTAGTGTTAATGTTGGAACAGGATTAAGTGGTAATTCAACAACAGGAGACATTACTTTAATCAACACAGCTCCAGACAAAGTTGTAAGTATTAGTGGAGGAACAGGAATTACAACAGGAGGGACTTATCCCAACTTTACAATTACAAACTCATTACCAGACCAAGTTGTAAGTATTAGTGGAGGAACAAATATATCATCAACAGGAACATATCCAAACTTTACAATAGCAGCCACAGGTTTAACTGACTATTATGTTACTGGTGGGACTTTCTCTACATCAGGGGGAACTCTAACATTAAATAGACAAAATGGTTCAGTTTCAATTACAGGATTTACAGCTAATATTGGGTGTCTTGGAATTACAATAGATGGTGGTGGTTCAGCTATTACAACAGGTGTTACTGGAAGTATTATTGTTCCTTACGCTTGTGTTATAGATTGTTGGGGAATAATAGCAGACCAATCAGGTAGTGTTGTAATTGATGTATGGAAAGGTTCATCATCACTTTCAATTCCAACATCAGCAGCTCAATCAATAGCAGGTAGTGAAAAACCAACTTTATCTTCACAACAAATCAATACTGATTTAAACTTAACTACTTGGACTAAAAACCTTGTATTCGGTGATGTATTGGTTTTCAATGTTGATAGTGCAACAACGGTAGAAAGAGTTACATTACAAATAAAAGTTATAAAATTATAGATATATGCCACAAAGAACAATAGCAGCAGGAGGGGGTAATTTTTCATCAACAGCAACTTGGGTAGAGGGAGCAGTCCCAACTACGAGTGATTTTGTTGTTGGTAATGGTTCATCAGGACAACTTACATTAGATGGAAACTATACAGTCCAAACAATAGATATGAGTGCTTATGCAAATACTTTTACATTAAACTCAACAAGAACAATTACTCTATCAAGTGCAACAACTATAAGTTTTGGTGCATCAACAACTTTTGCAGGAACTGGAACAATTACTTTAAGTTCAGGTTCTCAAACAATATCATCAGCAACAACATCAAGAATACCCAATTTAATACAACCAGGAGGAACTAAAACATTAACAAATAATTTATATATTACTAATTTTACTTTTGGCACGACTGGTTCTCCTCAATTAGCAGGAAGTGGTTTTGATATATTTGTTGGAGGAAATTTAACAGTTGCTTTTGGTGCTGTTTTGAATACAGGAGTTGATTTAATATTAGATGGAACAGGAACTATAACTGTGAATGGTATTAGTTGTGGTGGAACTGCTCGTTTTATTATAAATACATCAGGAACTATAACTTGGACTAATTTATATTTTTTAGACGGAAATAGATTTGACTATATAAGTGGAACTTTGGTAAATCCTTTTATTAGATGGGACACACAAGGAAATGCAGGTTTAACATTAAACACAAGTGGTATTACTTATGATTATATTGTTATAACAGATTTAGGTAATGGATCTACACAAACAATTGCATTATCAGAAAATCTAAATGTTGGGACTTTTATTATTACAAGAGATAGGGGGACTTCAACAGAACTTTTAACTTTTACTTCAACAGGAAGATTAAATGTTACAGATAAAATGATTTTACAATGTAATACCGCAACACTCGCAGGAACTTTAAGATTAAATACCACAGGATCTCATTACATAAATAAGTTATTTGCTCTTTCAGGTTCATTAGCGAAATATGTATTTCGTTCAGGGACTAATGGTGTTAAAGCAATTTTACAACTTGGGGATAAAAATAATTCTCCAATTTTCTATGTAGATTTTACAGACATCAACGCATCATCAGGACAAGAAATTAGAACCTATAATGGAACAGTAAGTAATTGTGATAATGTTGTTTCTTATTCAACAACAATATTTCCAACAAGTTCAGGTGGAGGTCAAACAGCATACACATTTGCGTCATAAACAATTCTATAACCTAAATATTTATTAGTATGATAAATCTAACGACATTATTTACATCATTAGGAGTTGTAAATGGAAACACAGAAGCAACAAATTTCTATGACTTTTGGTATGGAATTGAATTTAGTGATGGGACGATCACTTATAACATAACAGAGTTTATGACTTATTTGGGGACTAATAGATATGAGTTCTTTAAGTCGTTGAATACTGAATACCCCGAAGTAATAGATGAA